AAAGGAACTATTTTTTCTTTATGCAAATTAATCATAGCTTTTTTAATCATGTCTGCCGCTGACCCTTGAATTAGTTTGTTTAAAGCTGTGTAAGTAAAAGCTCTTCTAATCCCTGGTCCATGTTCTGCGAGCGCTTCTTCGTGTTTCAAAGGTTTGTGTATTCCAAAATAACTAGGTTCCCATAAAGGAAAACGACACAGTCTTCCTAAAAGAGTTCTTATGCGACCCTTTTCTTGAGCTCTTCTAGAGACTTGAAGAGTAAGTTGTTTTACAAAAGGCACTTTCTCTTCGTAAGCGTCTATAACCCTTTGGGCTTCTGCGTCACCCACACCTAATTCTGCTTTTAATTTATTTTTTCCCATACCATAAAATTTACCTAGATTAATAGTTTTGGCTTGAGATCGTGGAATGTCTGCCAAGTCCGCAACTATTTTATGGAAATCTGCATCCTTATTTTTTTTGTATTCGTCTACAAACATGTTTGCACCAGGTAAACCTTGTAAATCAGCGTAATGCACAACCAGTCTTGGTTCCTGTTGAGAATAATCAAAACATCCCCATTTATGGTTTTTTTGATCAGGAACAAAGATAGCTCTTAGTTGGTTACCCATACCTTGTCCGGATCTAGGAATTTGTTGTAGGTTAGGGTGAGTATAAGAAAATCTCCCTGTTACTGTGCCCCCAAACTCTGATCTTAATTGATTTATATCAGCATGTATTTTTCCATTGTGTACGTATCTGTAAATTGTTTCAATAAAAGTAGTTCTAGCTTTATTTGCTTCTCTAGCAGAATTAATTAAATTGATTGTATAATTAGTGTGCTTTTTTAAAAAGTTTTTATTAAAAGAAGGAGCTTTTGTTTTTTGAGTTCTTGGATATTCTAGCTTTAAATAATCGAAAACTTTTGCTATACTTCTGGCCGCCCATAATTCAGGGAAAAAACCCACTTCCTTTTTTATAGCATTTAAAAGTGTCTCTTCTTGTTTTTTAAGTTGTTTTTTCACATGCTGCGCATGATCTAAACTTACTTTTACTCCCCTCGATTTCATTTCCACTAAGCAAGGAAATAATTCCGTTTCCATATCAAAAATAGCTTGCAAGTCTTGATTGATTATTTCTTTTTTTAATTCTTGCCACAAAGCCAAAGTAATCTCCGCATCTTTTTCAGCATACCCTCCTACATATAGGGCAGGGAGTTTGTACATTTCTGATTTGGGATCTACACCCCACGCAGCAGCAGCCTCTTGTAATGCATATTCATTTTTTCCCATCCCAGTAAATTCCTTAGCAACAGAGTTAAGATCATACCTGAATCTGTTTTCGTCAACTAAAGATGTTGCAATCATAGTGTCGACAATTTTACCACTTATTTTTAGACCTAAATTTTGAATCCAACAGACATCGTACATGGCATTATGAAATATTTTAAGGCCCCCTGTTTTAAGAACATCGGCAAACCATTTAAGAACTTGCTCGCGGTCCATGTTTCCTCCACCTTCATGAGCGATCGGGTAATACCCAGACCAGTCAGAAACAGCTACAGCTATTCCAACAACTTCCCCATCTTTCCTAAAAGATCCGGGGCCCATTTTAATTAGGTTTGGATCTTTTGTTTCTAAGTCTATTGAGATTTCTTCATACGCGGATAAGTCCGGGAAAGAATCAGGGTGTACCCATTCTGTTGGGACCGTAAAAAGAGGTTTTTGCATCATTTATTTTTCTTCCATTTGTTATAGCCTTTAACCCATTCGTTGGATTTCCGTTCTTCTGTTTGTCTTCTTGATTCTTTATAAGATTCTTCTAATTCTTTTTTTTCTTTCTCGGCTTCTTCTAAAAAATCTTTAGGATAATCACGTTCAATAATCATATCGATAAAATGTTTTGCTTTTTCTAAATCTTGTCTTTTTCCTTTCAATCTGTGTCTTAAGATATATTTTATAACGCATCCCTCAGGATATAGCAACTCGTTTTCAATTACGAATTTACTTGGTTGAATTTTAAATTTCTGATAATGTGATCCACCAATTTGTTTATCGTATGGTTTGTTCTTCATTTTCTCCCTAATGTTGTTTTATATTTTCCTGGGCTTTTTGCTAAAGTCCAATAGTCAAAGACTCCTCTACTGTACGCTGTGTATGCTAGTCTGCAGTGAGTAAACCAATCTTTTTCTCTTCGTGTTAGAGTATGATCTACAATAACATTATCAAATGTTAGACCCTTGACTTCATGAATGTTTCCATATTTAATTTGAATCTTTTTATCAAAATCAAAACCTTTTGCTAAAACTTTTTTAATATAAAGTAATTTTTCTTTTGAAATTTCAGAAGGTCTTCTAACTAAATCAAAATCTCTATGCTGTTTTGCATCCTCTTTAAAAACTTTTTTTTGTATCAATTCATCAATTGTGTAATCTTTGTTAATCCACTCCTCAAAATTTAATACTTCTCCTTTTTTTAATCTAACTTTAACTTTACTTCCTGCATACTCACAGAAATGTTTTACCTGAGTACGGCTCATTGGTATACCTCTTATAAAATCGGGCCATAGATGATGAGCTCTTAACTCTTTTTTAGATACATGAGCTGAATTTTTAACATGGGCATACTCTAATCCATGGAAATCAAAGAATTTTTTACAACGGATATCTCCCGGAGTTCCTCTATAGGTAAATAAAAATGTTTGATTAGTATTTTTTATTTTATCTAATAAAATATCTAAATGGCTAGAACCTTCGAAGTTAGCTAAATAATAGCCATTGCCTTTAATAACTTCCCCTATATGGCCCATATTATGCTTCTCAGTGTACGTAGCTGGTGTCCATACTCTATGAGACCCGTAGTGCTTCCAAATATCTAAAATAATTTCTTTGCATTTTTTATTTATAGCTTCGCTACATCGTAAGCCTTCTTTTAATTCTTTATAAGGATGAGCAGCTAATTTGTGGTATTTGTCTGCGTCTGATCCCGCATATTCAAATAAAGTTTGATCCGCATCTCCCACTAAATAATAGTGACCCTCTTTTACATTGGTGGCCATTTTTTCAATAGCTTTGCTTTGAGGAACATTACTGTCCTGACACTCATCTATAATGACTGCATCAATGTCTGGATCTCTTACATCATCCTCCATTTTTTTAGTTTTTTCATTATATGTTTGTTTTATAAAGTCTTCAATCATATCTGTGTAATCACATTTATTATTATCTTTTTTGTATTTTTCATATATTGGAAGAAGCTCTTTGATTAATTCAATCCTATAAGGTCTATAAGCAAATTTATCGCATATTCTCCAGTACTCATCATAAGTCTTACCACGTCCTTTAGCATCTGATCTAAATTTATATAGAGTGTGTTTGTCGACATCCGTTGAGGGATCTCTACGAAATAATCTATTTTGTATAATTAAATTTTTATGGTCTTCGGGTTCAAATTTTTCTTTTTTTAATAGTCTATTTTTACAATAGCTATGAATAGTACAGATGTTATATTTCATACTTTTATCTGTAAAGCCTCTTTCTTTCATTTCTGGTATTTTTAAAATTGCAGCTCTAATTTGATCAGCGGCTACATTTGTATGAGAAAGAATAACTATTTTGTCTGGATGGTATTTAAGTAATAACTCTGGATAAAGTTCTTTAACAATATAAATGTGAGTTTTACCTGTACCTGGTGGACCTGCAATAAATCTAGGCTCTATCTTTTTCAAAATCTATTGCCTCCGGTTCTTCAGTGTAGTCCCCTTCTAGAACTATATCTTCATTTTCAAGTTCGGGTTTATCTATTCTCCAAGATACAAGAGATTTTTCCTGGTAATGTCCACGTATCTTCTTCGCTTTTAATATATCTTGAATACTTAATACTAAATCAACTCTTTTTAAATTTACTTTTTGACTTTGTAAATAATCTTCAAATTTATCTAATTTAAATTCTAAATAATTGTCTGGTTTATTAAACCAGGGTAAACCGTAAAAAAATAATTCTTTTTTATCGGTAAAAGCTTTCTCTTGTTTAATGTAATTAGTAAAATGTTTTACAAAGACTAGAGCTTCGTTAGCGTCTTCTACGTAGTTTTTTGCTTTTTTTCTTGTTTCAAATTTCATTCTCATGATTGTTTCAAAATCACCAGCTTTCATCTTAGGAATCCAAACCTGCGCTTGTGTTACAACCGCATCATAAAATAATTTTTGATTCATGAGCGTTGGCCCGTTAACAACGATTGTTTTAGTAAAAGGCTTTCCTTCTAATTTACCTGTTACTTCTATCTTGTATCTGTCGTGACCATATTCAATGATATCTCCGATAGACTCATCGGCAATTACTTTAACATCGGCTAAAGATTTGTCTTCGGCCCCAACCCAACTAAATAAATGTGCAATTGTTTTTACTTCACACCCGAGTATTTCAGCAAGTTTAGGCATTCCAAAATTTCTATTTGCCACTCTACCTGTTGTGCCTTTAGACTTTCTACTTTCAGCTTCGTCATCATTAGCTGCTACTGCAATATTATAAATAAAATCATTAATTTCGTCATCCTTCCAGTTCGTTTGCTTAACTAACACTCCCGCTATAGCGGTACAGTATTCATCTCTTGCACCTTTGGGTGCATACAAAATACAAAGGGCTGTGGATAAGGCAATCTTTCTTAAGTCCTTATTTAAATCTCCTGAGTATTCCTTTATACTACTATAGTGTTCCCATTTTACATATTCAGGATCTTTACTATGTAATGATCCAGGTACGATGGTGTAGTATTGGTGGCCACTTCTTATTTCACAAAGTGTTGCTCCATGAGGAGCATGTTCATAATATTTTATTAAATCTTTTGGTAAAGAAAAAGCAGCTTTTTCTAATTTACCTTTCCACCAATAATGACTTTTAGGATTACTTGGTCTACCTGATATAGCTTCACAAGTTATTATATATTTATCTACAAATCTTTTAGCAATTCTATTATCAATATCTAAATCAATTACTCCATCTAGTCTTAATGCAATTTCGCAATCTGAATATTTCTGTTTCCATTCTTCTTTCGTTATTTTTAAATCCAGGCTTGACCATGATTTTATTTCAGGTGTACCGTGTTTACACGGAATGATTGTATAACCAAGATCATACCAATCCTCATAAGTGGTCGGACCACCATTAATTTTTTTAACATCAATCATAATTTATAAATGGGCGGTTTCACTCTCGCTCTGCCGCCCACTCCCTAGGAACTATAAATTGATTGTTTTTTTAGTTGCTTCTTGATTTTCAGGTTTAACTTTTACCAAACCTTTGCTATTTTTTTCAGCAAAGCTTTTAGCAATCGCATAAACACCTTTATCAGTAACCGGTCCCACTTTAGACACATCCCAACCAAACCATGTTCCTTTGTCATTCGACATTTGAACAGTTTTTAGATTATAAATGTGGCTATATGTTGGCGGTGTGAATAAGCCATTTTTACCTTGTAGCTTAAGACCCATCATGATTGAATTCCATTTACGACTAATCTTTAATTGAGTAGCCTTCATAGATATCAATGCTGTTGATGGACTTTTA